AATTAACTGCCTCTCTTAGGCAAGCGCGGTAATATGCCAATTGTGAAGTCTCCTGGATCTACATTATGGTATTTGCCATCGGCATTTTTTTCGTACACAATACGGTCTATTATCTGTTTGAGCCACTTGTTCTTTTCGACTGGCTCAAGAGTATCATAGATTTCAAGGAGGTGTTTTATTGATGGAACGAACTCTGCTTGAACATTCTGGCGTTCAAGCACCTGCTGGTGCTCGGCTTTCAAGCGGTCGATTTTTTCGCCAATTTCCATGATCTGCTGTTCGATGGCCGAGGAACGCTGCTTGAATATCTTTTCGGTGTATGTGCCACGTTCAAAAAAGCTGTACACTTTGTCGAGCTGGTCTTGCAGGGTTTCAATTTCCTTTTCGGCAAGACTGATAGCGTTCGACAGTTCGGCGTTAAGGTCGGCTTCATGTTTAATTTGTGCCTTATCAACGCTGTAGTCCTTTACCCAGCTATTGAGGATACTTAATACTCGCTGTTCAACAAGATCAAATCGAGACGCTTTATTCTTACAACCTGCAGTGTAACAGCCAATGTAATCAGGCTGTCTGCCATATCCCCTGCGATAATTCATGCAGTGTCCACATTTGGCACAGAAAATTAAGCCAGCAAATGGATTAATATTTTTATGTCGATATTTTATAGGTGTAGGCGGGTTAGCAGCTATAAGGTCCTGCACTTTGTAAAACAACTCCTCGGAAAGTATCGGCTCATGAAGTCCATCGACAACAATGTAGTCGCCGTCCTGTGCGAACTCCCTTGATTTCTTCTTCATGCCTTCCGGGGTGACTGTCTTCTTGACTTTGCGGTATCCCCACCGTATTTTTCCGATGTACACGGGATTGATAAGCATATTCTGTACGCCGTAAATCGTCCAGTAATCCTTTTTGCCAGCTGATTTAATGCCTAGTTCGTTCAGGCGCACAGCAATGGTGTACGGTCCTATTCTTTTCTTTTGACTGTTGACCTCTGCGCCCTCGGCATACCACTCGAAGATCATGCGGACAACTTTTGCTTGTTCTTCTACGATCTCCAGGGTAAAGCCCTTATCATTCGGGATCTTGACTTTGCGGTACCCGTAAGGCGGAACGCTGCCGACATACTTGCCCTCTTTCGCCGATGCCTCTCTGCCTCGGACAAGCCGGCGGTTGGTCGTGGTAAATTCGCGCCGCGCCATGAAGAGTCCGAACTCGAAGTATTCCTCGTCGAATTCGTTCTGAGGGTCGAAAGTCTTGAGCGGCGTGATGATCTTCGTGCCGCTGTACTTGAATGTCTGGGCGACAAGTCCTTGATCCATGGTATCACCGCGGGCAAGACGCTCGATTTCCATGACGAGCACACCGTCCCACTCACCGGCTCCGACTTCCGAAAGGAGCCGCTGCATCTGAGGACGAGCGGCTATCGTTTCACCGGATACTATTTCTTCGTATGTGGCGCTTATCGTGATTCCCATACGCCGGGCGAGCTCCAGCAGGGCAGTCTTGTGCCGGGAAAGGGTTTCGCCCTCGCCGTGCGCTTCTGCTTCAAGGTCGGCGCGGGATTTTCGCAGGTAAATGCAATATCTGCTCATATTTATCGCTCCTCTCTCATATTAAACTTCAATGGAATGACCTATAGTAATTTCAGAAGAGTCACGCAAATCAAAAGGTATTTCTTTACAACTAAACTCAATTTGCAAATCTCCACTATTAGTGATAAAAAAACTAGGAAGTTCAGAGAAGTTATATTGAAAAATGCCGTTTATGTAATATTGCGCAGAACACTCTATAGTATGACCGTTATATTTATTAGCGTACACAAAAAGTTGAAAACTTTCATCGCCGCTATTTAATCCAATATCTAAACCACTTATAGTTAATCCGTCTATTGATGATCCAATAGCATAATAGTCAATATAATCTTTGTAAATATAAGCGATACCACTATGGTCATCTGTAAGCTCTATTTTTCCATATTCATGCGTAAAAACGGTGTCGCTTGTGGATTCGCTGATTGGTATACCGATGTCAACGTTTGGAGTACTGTCGTTTGTGGGTTCTTCATTTGCTTCTTCAGTAATATTTTTATGTATCGGATTATCTATAGAACCACTATTTGATGATTCTTTTTCATCTAATGTTTCGCTTGTATTGGAATCATTTGTTTCCGCTGTATAGGGGGGACTATCATTTGTAGATTTTTCTGATGTAGATGTACCTGGAGGTGAGAAGTCAGGACCCGAAGAATTGCTATTGGCATTTATTTGCATATTAGTGGTGATTATCGAAACCACACCCGTTATTATTGCAGCAATTATTACACCAACTGCACCAAGTGTTTTAAGAACTTGTGACCACGTGATTGTTCTATTGTTATTTGTTGCCATACCTTATTCCTCCTTGCTATTATTCCCTGCATCGTTTAGATGCAGGATAAATGTTTTCCCTTTCGAAATCTTTATAATAGTTCCGTTCTTGGCTAGTTCTTTAACAATGTTAATTCCAAGCTGCCGGTCATCACAGAGTGAAGAATAGAACTTAGTTTGATTAATGTCACCTTCAGCGAGTAGATCAAGAAGTTGCTGGGTTATTTCTTTTTTCTTTTGTTCCTTTTCAAGGATATCAGCAAACCCTATTCCAAATCCCAGTTCATTGTCTAGCTTAACGCAAATCTCCAGATCTTCAACGGTTAATAGTTCCCGAAACATTCGAGAGGCAGCTCGAACTGATATGCTAAGACTTTCAATATATTGTTCTTCTCCGTATCTGCGGCATAGTTTTGCATGACTGATAAGGTCGTCACCAATGCCTTTTGTAAGAAATTTTATAGGAACCTTGTAGCACTTTGAGATAGCCTGTAATGTGGAATCTGACGGATAAGAATAGCCGTTTTCATAAGCTGATAACGTCTTATTCGATATTCCAAGACACCTAGCAATGGTTAATTGTGTTGCACCTTGCGCTTTGCGAATGTTCACTAAGCGCTGAGAAAAAGAGTTATAGTCTGGAAAATTAATATATTCGGTGCATATTTTGAACCATTCATAACCTAGTTGTTTATCGTAGTTTTCGTCCCAGCGTTGCATATAACGCGCACTACCGCCTACCATGACTGTAAACTGTTTTTTTAATGTAATATTCTCATCGTTTGGTGTAGTATTGGTTTTATTTTTGCTTGTAGTACCTCTGTTAACAAACACGATAATCATTATCGCAATAGCCAAAATTATAAGTGGTGCAAATAGTATGATGATACTTACGTCATTTGGTGACATCAAAAATCTCCTAAGTAAAATGATATTTTGTAACAAAATTAATGCTATTCGACAAAAAATATGCTATAATCATATCAGCATTACCGGTAGTGACTTTTTGGAAAGGAGAACTCAAAATGTCTGAGAACACCAATAGCCCTGCCGGATCAGGCAGCGAACGTGAACTGACTGAGCTGGAGAAAACCATCGTCAGCGATTTCAAACAGCTTAACGAGGAAAACCAGTTAGCTGTCATCGACTTCATTTTATCGCTCCTGAAATGATTTGATATTTCTTACCCGCTGCTCTGACTGCAGCGGGTTATTTTTTTTGCTGATTAGCAAGAATTCCTCTGATTTGTGCGAGAACTAGCTCCTGTTGTTCTGGAGTTAGCATTGTAATTAAAGAAATCAATGCACTTTCTGTTTCCGAGTTTAAATAGATGTACGCTTGTGGATTGTTTGTTTTTCCAAGGAGATAATCAATTGAACACTTAAAATAATCAGCTAGTTTAATTAAGGTTTCTCCATTTGGGATAGATCCACCCTTCCATTTAGTACACGTTGCATTTGACACGCCAATTTTTTTAGCAACAGCATTTGGAGATATATTATTCAAGTCACACAAAGTAGTGAAATTTTCCCAAAACATAGGCCCTCCACATTAACCAAAAATCTAGCTTAAAAACTGTGCAATAATACAAAAACTAACCAAAGTTAGAATAAATCTAAAAATAGTTATTGACAATCTAACTGTAGTTAGATATAATATAAGCAAGGTTAAAGAACTTAACCACATTATAACACATAGGATAGGTTATGTCAATAGATGTAAGCTGTAAGAGACAAGGTGGTGAGAAAATGACAATTACAATGAGCGGCAAAACAATAGGCGAAAACATCAAGCTGGCGAGAATGCAGGCGGGTATCAGCCGGGCTAAGCTCGCCGAGGAACTCTGTGTTTCGGAGGTCATGGTGTACAAGTATGAAACCGATTCGGCAAACGTACACCCGCGCAAGCTTAAGAAGATTGCAGAGGTCTGCGGTGTGTCGGTCGAGGAGCTTACGGCGATAGGCGCTTGATACAACAGCTTTTTCGTAAACCGCAATATATTTAAGGAAAGATGGGAGGTGAACCCAACATGTTTACAAACAGAACCCCCGACGGCAGAAACAACATCTGCGGCATAAAGGTCAAGGAGCTCCGCAAGGGATTAAGAATCTCGCAGCACGAACTTTCCAACAGACTTATCGTTAACGGTCTGGACATCGACAAGAACGCTGTACAGCGTATCGAGTCCGGGCAGAGATTTGTAACGGACATTGAGATAATCTACCTCGCAAAGGTACTCAATATTTCCGTTGAAGAACTTATCAGGAGGTAAAACCAGTGCTGACAACATCAGAGCTGAACAACAAGCTCAATGAGCTTACCATCGAATACCGCAAGGTAATCGATACCGGAAACGCGACCGAGATCCTGCGCTGGGTGCTTTCAACAGCCGAATTCATCAGAGAGATGTATGAGGAAGCAATCTCGGTAAAGGGAATGACCGCGAACGAGCGCGAGGCCTTTACTCTTGCGAACTGCGCAAGCGACCTCAACCGCAAAACGATAAAGGCATTACTGATAGACCGTCTTTCACAGGAGGCTGCTAAGAAAGGCAGCAAGCGTTCGTAAGAAAGGTATACACATGGAGAACATTGAAAAAGCGCTCTACACTTTAACCTACGCCCTGCGGAGCACCAGAGCGGGCAAGGACATTGATTATATCAAGGTGACCGAAGAGGGCTGCGGACGAACTGCGGTAATACACTTTGCTCCAGGAAGCGGCAAGCGCAACAAGGCAGTTGTCATTGAGTGTGACAGCGCTCTGGGAGCAATAATAGATGTCTGCAAGGCACTGATGTGAGTGGCAAGTGAACAAGCCCAATCATCATACAATGAAAAGAGGTGATTACTATGGCACGACCGACCCCTAAAGAAATACTTGAAACCAAACCGCATATCGTAGAACGGTTCTACGATGAGAACGGCAGAGAACTTGGGTGGATAGCAGACAACTTCGTAGTTCAGACGCAGAAAGAGGTTGATGATATCCTCAAGGAACTCGGCAAAATCTGGGGCGATTCGTGCGATCGCAAAGCCCGCGAAAAGCAGCTTGCCTCAAAGCCCTGACATTACGGCAAGCCATAAGAAAGGAGAAATTATGCCTAACTATTTTGGAAAGCAAAGGCTCGTTCGAATCCTTTACAATTATCTGGAGTGGACAGCTCCGGAGAAACTCGCAGAACTTAAGCGCGAACTCAAAGAAGCAGGCGAATATAGAAAGTACGAAATCAAGTACACGAAGTGCCGGGGCGACGAGTGGCTAAAGGCTCATATTTACTTTGATCGCATCGAATATCGCTTTGAGATGCATGCTTGGGGGAAGGAATCCAAGCGCGTTACCCTCATCGAAAAGAAAGTCATTGGCGACTACGACGACGAGAGCATTACGCAAACTTTTGCCGGCACCGCCCACTATGATGAGAACTTTAACCCGGTGGATACAGACACATCACATTGCAGTGATTTGCTGGCTTTGCAATCGATTGCAAAAGTCGGACAAGCCTCGTAGCAGCATAAGGACGGTGAACAAGATGAGGAATAATAAAAGGCGTACAAGAGCCGAAACGGTGCTTAAGTACGCAATAATCACGATGTGCGGATTGATTCTCTTCACGCTGGCGAACGATTCCGCAAATGCCGAACGCATATCCAACAGCGTGGGTGGCGAGGCGGTGTTCGTTCTTCTGCCGGTGCTGTGGTGGGTCATTGAAAGAACAATAAAGGATTCGGTTGCGGAAGCCAGGAAAGCCAAGCGCAACAGAAATGAGAGGACATGGCGATGAGCGAGAAGAAAACGCTGCACAATGTGTGGCTCATACAGGACAAGGTTCCAATTGATGAGTCGGCGGACAATGTTCCGGTTGATGATTCTGATGACTCTGAGATAAAACCCAAGTATTTTGCTGGACTGGCAATAAGCGAAGTCACCGGGAACCAGGTTTCAAGGTTTGAACCGCTTTCCGCTGCTACTAAAGTATATAAGAATGAGAAAGGTGCGAAAATAGGCGCACGCATGGCGGACAAGTACTATGAAAGTCCGTTCATTACCCCGGTGTTCGTTGAGTACGCGGAGTTTGATGTTCCGGAAGAACCTACGAAAGACATTGCTCCTGCTCAAAAAGAGTCTCCGGCACCTGCGCCATTAGCAGATGTACCCGAAAGCGAACGCGCCGGGTGGATTGCATTGGCCAAGCTTTGCGGAAACTATCCGCTTATGCTCCGTAAAAAGGTCGGCACCGTTTTCCGGTTTGCAATCGCTTTCAATCAGCAAGACATACGCTACCTGCCTGCTGACGAGATTTTCGCCTGGACGCGGTACTTTGAGGAATGCACCAGCTTCGTAGTTGGCAGGATCCGCAACCGCCGCATAGCCGAGGGCAAGGACCCGGACGGAGCTGATGATTGGAAGAAAGGCAGCAGAGCATAATGGCGACACAGATATGCCCGATCTGCAAGAAGGGCGCGAACCATGACGTAGTATCCTGGGTAAGATGTCCGCGATTTGCAGCGCCTGTATGCATGGAGCACTGCAACGAGTGCAGGTTTTTCAGCGGATACGAAACATCGGTAGTTCACTGCTACTTCGGCAGCAAGGACGAGCCGAACACAAAAAAATAAAGCCTTGAGCAAAGACTCAAGGCTGAAACAAAACAGGGAAATGAATTAAAAATATCCTACTTAAATTATACATCATTTCCCTTTAAAAGTCAATAGGGAGTTTTCAAAAAAAGCGGCGGTAGAGCCGCTTTGACGGCCTTGTAATGAGTATTAACTTTTCGGACATTTTATTCTTCAAGCGGAAAACTCCCTCGACAGTCAGGGGGAATGATAGTGAGACGGAGTTTTATCCGAGAAAAGGCATTCGACGCTCGGAACAGTCGATACAAAGAGGTGGAGCTTTTCGAGTATTCGGAGGAAGAGCAGGAAGCAGTAAGGCAGAGGAGGAAAACACGCACCAGGGCTTCTCCTCCTAAAATCAAGAGTCTTAATGATAAAAACAGCCGAAAGCACTTCCGATGGCTCTTGTTCAACAACTTTGTCGAGGGTGATTATCTGGTTTCCCTGACATTTGACAATGAGTACATACAAAAGAGCATTCCTGAACGTAAGAGGGAGTTCACCAATTACATAAAGTGCTTAAGGCGTTTGTATGTTAAGAACGGTCTTGAATTAAGGTACTTATATGTGATTGAAGGCGTGAACGACGAAGCACGCTTTCATTATCACCTGGTTATCAATAGCGGGAACGGTAAAGTTACAAGAGATGAGGTTGAGCGGCTGTGGAAGTGTGGCGAACATACGAACAGCAAGCGTTTGCAGCTAGACAGTGATGGTACCTTTACCTCTCTTGCAGTCTACTTGATGAAGTCCAAGGATACCAAGAAGAAATGGGAACGCAGCTGGAATGGTTCGCATAACCTCAAACGTCCGGAAATCACCATCGATGATAACAAGGTATCAAGAAAGACCATGCGGAAGATCCAAGACGCTGCACGAAACGACGAGGTCAGAGCGATTATGAGCAAGGTCTACCCGAAGTTTAAAATCATTGATTATGAGATAGGTCAGAACCCTGTCACAGGTCGGGATTATGCAAGGTTCAGAATGATCAGGCTCGAGTAGAGCCAGATACAAACGAATTCAGCAGTAATGCGGGTTCAGGCAACAAAACAGGTCAATTACCCCGGACACGAGCGGCGCAAAGCCCAAAAAGCCGCGCGAAATCAATCGGGGTGCTATATAGGAGGAATTTTATGAACAGCGAAACACTTAAGCAGCTCGGAGAACCGAGCAACGATATGGAGCGTGAGATATTTGAGTATCTCACTGCTTGCAGTGACCCAGAACTTGATACGCGAATTCTTGAAAAGAAACTCAGCTTAGAGGAGTGTTTAGAGTTTTGCTTCAAGAAAGGCAAGGCTAATGAGGCCAAGGTCAAGAATTACGGTGTATCCAAGATATCAGAAGAGCAGCATTGGAAGTGGGTTCGTGGATATTTCGGCATAAAAGAAGAAAGCGTGTCAGCGGGAAAGCCGCTGCCGATTCCTGTGCAGATGAGCGCCAAGAAACCTGTCATCAGCTTTGATGATCTTCTGTAAGGCGGTGCTGGTATGATAGCATACAAGGAACTGTCAGGAACAATGTTCACCGAGAACATCACCTTCAAAATGAAAGCATCAAAGTCAAGATATAGCAGGAACTATGAATCAACTGGTGTGTATACTGCTGAAACGGTATTCACTAAAAAGCATACTTGCGTCTTATCCGTATGCCTCTATTTGCCCACCGAAAAAGAAAATGAATGGACGCTGGGAGAGAGGCATTTTCTTACCGAGAACGGGGAAATGGCAAGCGAGGCGTACCTCGGTGATGGCGCATTCAAGCGTGGTGAGTTCAAGATAGGCAATGGAAATGTTTCGACACGATGGGGCTACGATTGGTATTGCAGTTTTTCATGGACTTTACGGAGTGGTTTCGCAGACGCATATGCATTTCCCTATGGTGATGCAGATAAGACAATAGGAGATTTCCTGAAACGATTTGACGCTTTTGCAGGATATGATGTACATGATCCCACTTTCAATCCTAAAAGTATGTTAAGCTGGTTGGCAGATTATCAGGTTGATTTCTTTAACGATAAAATCAAGAAAGCCACACAGCGCCGCAATGCTAGGGTTAGGGATCTTATGTATCCATATTCTGACACCCCCGAAGATATGAAGAAATGGATATTCACCGAGCGGCTCAAATTGGCTCCGTGGTTTTACAGCTATTCCCACAAGCATACTCAGAAGGGCAAGTGCTCTGTATGCAAGAACGAATCGCAATTGGACGGAGTTAGGGATTACGCCAAAAGAATATGTCCTGTGTGCGGAGCAGAAATTCAGTGTATTAATATACGCGCAAAACGTTATACAGCATATTGCGCCAAGAAGATAGACTGGGCGAACAGCTGTGACACTGTATATCATCAGATATTATCGGATGGTAAGTTCCTTAGCCGATACTTCTTTTCTATAACACGCTATGAGTATGACATTGACACCGGCGAAATAAGCAGAAAAGATGAATTAACCGAATACCGCCGTGATTTTTGGGAAATTGTTCGTGAACAGCAAATTGCAGCGCTTGACTCGGTTTATGAAAAGAGAGCTGAATGGGAGAAAGTTAGTCGGAGATCTATTCGGTATGTTAAGCTCGGAGCATGCTGGCCGGGAAATCTCGTTGAACTGGTGCACGCAACTGGGATACCAACTATACAGAACATGGACATTGCACCTCTCTGTGAAAAGTGGAACAGGCACATCATAGAATTGCTGAATGGCTTGAAAACGGCTCCCGTTGTAGAAAACCTTGGTAAAGAGGGTTTACATAGTCTTGCAGAGTCAATTATTTATGGTTATGGCGCTGCCGATGGGCTTGGAGTATGCTCTTCAAACAAGCCGTATAAATACCTCGGCGTGAGCAAAACAATTCTTCCTTTTTTCGCTGAAATTGATGTTTCTGTTTTTCAGGTAAAAGTGTGGAGAGAACTTGGGCTGACGGAAAAAGACATTAAGGCATTTTGTAAGCTTTGTAACGAATGTGCTGAGCATTTAAGCGAGGTTTCAAAGATTATGCTTAAATATCGGTTACCCATTGTTCGTCTTAGCAACTATCTTGAAAAGCAGCGGACAAAAATGCAACGTAAATCCGGTGTAGGTATTTTCTTCATAGATTATGTCGTGGCAGCGGAGAAGCTTGGATTTGACCTTACGGGCAATCGCGAATTATTCTTTCCTCAGGACATAAAGAGGGAACATGACAGGTGCAATGACCTGGTATTCATCAAGGAATCTACGGTTCAGAATGAACATTTGCAAAGAAGAACGAAACTGCTTGAGCGGCTTTCATACAAGGATAAGAAGTTTATTATTCGACCGCTGAGGACAATACAGGACTTTGTCAACGAAAGCAATAAGCTGGATCATTGCGTAAAGACTTATACCAAGCGGTGTGTTGAAGGAACTGCAAACATTTTCGGGCTTAGGAAAATTGATGAACCTGATGAACCGTATTTTACTGTAAATATAAGCAGCGACGGTAGGCTCATTGAAAATCACGGTCTTCACAACGTCTTGCCGACTTCAGAGGTCAAAGCCTTTGTTGATAAGTGGCTTAAGGTTGTAACTAAACGGTTGGAAAAGGAACCGATTGATGCATCCGAGAAGGAAGAAACCACACAGAATATACGAATAGGAGCGTAACACATGAAAACATGCCAGTATTACAAGGGCACCGAGCAAGTCGGTGCTGATTCGACAAGGATCCTCTGCTCATACATGGCGAGCGGCGGAAAAGTTTTCAAAAACAATGACCCGGAAAGTGCGGCTCTGATACAGTGCTGTTGGCACGCTGAGAAAGCGGAAAAGGAGTGTCCACTTTGGAACGTTGAAACGGCGGACACCATTCTGGACAAGCCGGATGCAGTTCCGAATGACGAGGACGAAGATGTTGACGGGATCGAATTCAACGAAGGTGAAAAGCTTCAGATGCTTGCGGACGGATTCCGCAAGATGAGCAAGACGTGCCCCTACTACTCCAGCGAACTTGGCAAGGTCGAGGTGAACTCTTTCGGCGCTATGGAATTCGAATGTGACCTCACCAAGATGATATTCGCAGAGGAAAGCAAGGCGGGTGAATGGCTTGAAAAGTGCTGTTCGGCACCGGAAAATTGCTATCACTACCGTAAGGCTAAAGAAGAGGAGGAACAGCAGACATTCACGACGGAGATTGCAGAAAAGACGGATACTTCAATATCAACTGAACGTCAGGACAGAGCGGCGCAGCTTACGCAGCGGATCATGGCCAACGGCAAGATAGCCGCAAGCTCCATGATAGAGATGGGTCGCGATCTCAAAACAGTTCGCGACGAGCGGCTCTTCACCGAGATGGGATATGAGAATTTCGAGGAGTACTGCGAAAAGAAGATAGGCATAGGCAAGCGCCATGGCTATAACTTTATACAGATTTACGAGAAATTCGGCGAGGAAAAGCTGGGACAGCTTCAGCAGCTCGGTATTACCAAGCTGCTTGAAATTGCGAAACTGGACGACGAGGACGCCGATGACCTCATGCAGAATAACGATGTGAATGCCCTTTCAGTACGCGAACTCAGTGCAAAGGTGGACGAATACCGCAACAAATTCGAGCAGTTGACCTTGCAGCTCGAGGAAGAAAAGAGCAAAAACGCCGAAAGCGACTCCCTTGAATCGCAGGTTGAAGAACTTAGGAAGCAGCTTGAAGCTGCACGTCAGGCTAACGAGAACATGAAGTCAGGCGCACATAATGCGGAAAAGCACTTTGAAGAGCAGAAAGCAGCCTTGCTTAAGGAAAAGGAAGCGCTTTCAGAGCAGATCAGGGAGCTTGAAAGCCGACCGACTGAAAAGGCAGAAATCTCCGAGGAAGAGCGGAACGTACTCATTCAGCAGGGACGCGATGAAATGTGTAAAGAAAAAGACGAGGACTGGAGCAACGTCGTTGAACTGGCAAGAAAGACGGCGACCCGAAATACAGAGAAGAAATTTACTGAGGAAATCAGCAGTCTCAAGATTCTGAACGATGAGCTGCGCAAGGTCGCTGACGGTGCCAAGGAGTCCACGAAGAAGTACAAGGACGAGGTTGAAAAGCTGAAAGCCGAAAATGCTGCTTTGCAATCGACTGCACAGGTGGTCGAAACTCCTGCGCCTGCTCCGGCGAGCGGCGCACGGGATAAGGTAAAGTTCTACTTTAAGCAGATAGAAACAGCATTCACCGCTGCGACAGAGGCTGTGTCCGAGGCTGATACCGAAGAGCGTGCCGAGTTTACTTCTGCGCTTAAGAAAGTGTTGGAACGCATGGGCGCGATATTAGAACAGACCTAATAATGGGAATGTCAGATTGAATTCGGGTGGGGGAGCATTCCCTACCCGGAAACAATCCATGTTGAAAGGTGAGAAATTGTGAAGAAAAACAATGAAATCCAGAACAAGTGCGGTCATTGCAAGTATGCCCTCGTCAAGAAGTATGGTACAAGCGTGTACTGCCAGATTCACGACGATACGCTTAAAGGCATAAGTTCAAAGGCTTGTGAGAAGTTCGAGGAACGACCGGATAGAGAAAAGGAGAGAGCAACATGACCAAAGAAGAACTTCTGAAAACAGCAAAGCCTATCCTTTTCAACACCGAGATGGTGCAAGCAATTCTGAATGGACTTAAAACAACGACAAGGCGGTATGTAAAAGCCAAGAGTAAAAACGCGTGTGGATTTTATGTTACATTCCGAGAGTCAGATGGCTCTTTTACGGGCGTATATGACTATGACGAAAACGGAAAGATGTTTGAAAGTCCACAGACACAACCATCATACAAAGGCGATATTCTCTATGTTAGGGAATCATGGAGCTGGTGTTCTTGTTGGGACTGTGGTATGGAAACAGATGATGGCAAGTGCGCCGATCCCAACGGTCACAGAAGATACAATTCCGAAAAAAAGGAGTATGGATGCTATTATTTCAAAGCATCTGCTCATGCTGGAGAACAGCCTCCAGGTTTTGAACATTGGAAACCCTCAATACATATGCCGAAAGAAGAAGCCCGAATATTCCTGCGGGTAACTAATGTGAGGGTGGAAAAGGTGCAGGACGTTGTCACCGGTGATTACCGCACACCTGGCAACATCAACGCCGAGGGCTTGTACAAGCCCTGCGAGAAGTGTATGCATCACAACGGAGATTGCAAGGATTTCATCGGAGATAACACATGCCGGCTAGTTAACAGCTTTGCTGCCTTATGGGACGAAACGGTTTCTAAATCAGACCTTGAAGTATACGGTTGGGCGGCCAATCCATGGGTTTGGGTCATTGAGTTCGAAAGGATAAATGTGGATTGAAATGGCTGATACAACAAACTGGCTTGAAAAGACCAAGGAAAGCTACAACGATTACTACAAAACGTATCGTGCCGTGTGGTGCAGACGTTCCGGACTGCCGATGATGGACTCCTCCTGTTGGGAGCGGGTCCAGGCGGAGGATCTCTACACCGTTTCCAGTGCCAAGAAAAAGCACGTCAGCATTGATATGAAGCACGTTTGTGCATGGTACAGAGTTACAAACGGCTATGTTCCCATGTTCCGAGCGGCACGGAAAGACGGTGATAACAGTGGCTGAACAGAGAAGAAGGGCTCTTACTCCTTTTGAACGCCAACAGATTTATGATAAATTCGGCGGGTGCTGTGCTTACTGTGGCTGTGAAATCACAATCAAAGAAATGCAGGCAGACCATGTTGTCCCGTTGTATCTCGGCGGCGCGGACGATATCTCTAATCTCTATCCGGCGTGCCGGGCTTGCAATCATTACAAGTCCACATATACCGTTGAGAAGTTTAGAGTAGTAATACAACAAGCACCGGCGTTGCTAATGAAAAGCAGCGCAACATACAGAAGTCTCGTCCGGTTCGGATTAATTAAGCATCCGGGAAAAACTGTGGTGCGATTTTATTTTGAAAGGCAGTGAGCGAGAATGACATCAGAAGAAGCAATCGCAATCATACGCAGGAAAACAAGCATTCCCGAAAATGGAGAAATCTTTGAGATTATTGAAAAGGCTTACGATATGGCTATTGAAGCCCTTGAAAAGCAGATATCCAAGAAACCTATCCAAAACCGCAATGAAGGAATACGATACACAAGCACCTATTCTTGCCCCAGCTGTGGAGGCAGATTTTCTGGAACAGGGATAGCCGATTATTGTTACCATTGCGGGCAGGCTTTAAGGTGGGATGATATGTTCCGGGAGTGTTTCGGCGAGAGTTCCATTGATGAGGAGGCAGAGAAATGAGTGAACACATAGTGCGCGAACGCGCATTGGAAATTCTGAATGATATAGGCGGGTGCGGAGCAGAACCCGAAAGCTATACAGCAGGCTGGGACGAGGCGATAAACGCTGCGTACGAAACGATACAGAGCGAGCCAGCCGCCGATGTTGCACCGGTGGTGCATGCACATTGGATAAACGAGCCTCCTTATAGAGCGCTTAATGGGGATTTCAGGAAAACGCAGGAATGCTCGAGGTGTCATAGCACTTATGTCAGCGCCGGAAATACTCCGTATTCCAATCATAAGTTCTGTGCAGAATGCGGCGCCAAAATGGACGGTCCGGTAGAGTGGCTGAAGCTGTGAAAAATTTAAAGCAAATTTCTTTAGGCATAAACCGTGTTGGAGGTGATTAAGAGTGAAAGGCGAACTTAAGATACAGCGTGACCCGACCAGAAGAAAGTTCCGGTGTCCAGTATGGACTGTTACGCTTTTTGCGTGGGAGTTCCCACTCGATAAATTCAGAAAGCGCGTTGTGGCCGCAATACGTAAAATGGACGGGTTTGTCGGGTGGTGTGATCCCAAGGTGTTCTTCCATGAAGATGACAGAGGGATGCTTTATTTCGCGCTTTTTGACAGCCAGGCACATGGAGAAGCTGCAAGGGATTTGATTCGTGCCGAGTTTCCGCAGCAGAGCGTCGGCGCAAATTGCTGCTTACATTATGCCGCAAGGGAACCTATCGAGCAGGAGTCTAAAAGCGATACGGGATTTACAGAATTTCTCGCAAAGATGATTCAGAATTCCGTAAATGGAGGGAACAAGCACAATGAGTAAAAAGCGGTGTCATTTCTGCGAAGATCTCAAAATGCTGAAAAGCAAGGTCAATACTCCATCAGAAATAAAGTCGGTGTATTTAACAACGCTGGTAAAAGTTGATTGTTAATGGCAGGGTCAAAAGCTGGTGCGATTATGGCAGCTACAAGCTGAGATTTTGTCCGGAATGCGGTCGGAAAATTGAACAGGAGGGACAATATGAATAACGACGAAAACGGGTATTACATGCCAGTATACATGTGCAAGCTTTGCGGTGAAATTCTTGTAGGTGTAAAAGAGAAAATTACAGACAAGCACTTGGCAATTAGCATCACAGATGCAGTTGGTTGTCTTGGCAAAGGAGCATTTTCATATGTGAGAAGAAAAACACCTCACACATGTGATGACGGAAGCGTTGGCATTGCTGATCTGATCGGAATGAAGTATTTCGAGGAACAGAAATCATGAGCGAATACATAACCATAGGAGATTGCGCCGTGATATTTCAGGGGCGCAACCTAGACAAAGCCAAGCTGAACACCGAAGGAAAGGGAATCCCCTACATTGTCGGGGCGTGCTGCATGAAAGATGCTCGGCTGAAATGCGAAAAGTACTGTGAGAACTTCGAGAACGAAACAATATCCAAGTTGGGTGATATACTCGTTTCGACCGTGGGAACGCTCGGAAAGGTCGCGATAAACGATATAGGCGACTGCGTCCTTTCTAGGCACGTCTGTGCTGTTCGCTTTGTTCCGGAAATATTGCCCGAATACGGTCTGCTGTGCCTCTTGGCGTCGCTGGAATTGTGCATACCGCCTGACGATGGCACACAGACGGGCTTTTCTCGAAAGCTCGATTGCTCAGAGATCGAGAAATTACCCTTGGTATACATCGTTCCCGATAAGCAGCGTGAAACAGTTGAGAAGATGGTGCTGCTTGCATCATCATTCCAGAATATGAAGTCAGTAGACAAGCTGGAGAATATGCCGGACAATCCAATCGAGTTGGCGGGTTGGTTTAAGAAAAGAGCTTCCAAACTCATCAAGGAACAGAATCGTGCTCTTGATGAGATAGTAGCAACCATCAAATCCGGGTGGGACAACGCCCCCGAGGAAATAATACAGCTTATGTTGGAGGATATAAAGACATGAGAATTGACAGTGCAATAATTGAAGTGCTTGCAAAAGCAGAGGTGAGCGGCAACACGCTGCGCCTCACAGAACAGCTTGACCGAAAGACATATCAGCAGGTAAGCAAGGTGCTTTCGGCAATCGGCGGCAAATGGAACAGCTCCAAGAAGTGCCACATCTTTGCCAACGATGTAGAGGATATCCTGCAGAGCATTATCCTCACTGGCGAATACACCAGCGAGAAAACAGAATATCAGTTCTTTCCGACTCCGGACGAGCTTGCCGCCGAAACGGTAAGACTTGCGAACATCACGCCTGATGATGTGTGCCTTGAGCCTTCGGCAGGCAGAGGAGCAATCGCCAAGTATATGTCGGGCTGTGACTGTGTGGAGCTTAATTCCAAGAACCGCGCATTCCTCGAAGAACAGGGATTCAAACTGGTGCATGATGATTTCATGACGTTCGAACCGGACAAGCAGTACAGCGTGATCGTAATGAATCCGCCGTTTGCCAAGCAGCAGGACATTATCCACGTCACCAAGGCAATTCACATGGCTACACGCTGTGTTGTTGCAATCATGTCGGCGTCGGTGCTGTTCCGCACTGATAAGCGCACGGCGGAGTTCCGAGCCCTTGTGGAAAGCTATGGCGGTACCATTGAGCCGCTGCCGGAAAGCTCGTTCAAGGAGAGCGGCACGGCTGTGAACACTTGCAGAGTGGTAGTTAATAAGGGGTAAAAAGGAGTACCAAAATGATAATTAAGAAACTCGCAAAGCTCGTGAAAAAGACACATTACCTTGGCATAACCTCTACGGTCAACGAGCGGTCACAGCAGTGGCTCGGAGGAAATTGGGGTCTTTACGACATCTCCGATTTGCCTTCGATAACGTATGGACAGGCTTGTGCCATGTTCGATTTCAATGCAAAGACAATCGACAATACATGGGACGATAGCGACGGAGCGTGTATGCTTGCCAAAAAGGTTGAAACGGCCTGCAAATTCAGAAGATTTGAAGCCGACGAAATCGAAATACACTCCACATTCTTCGGAGAAGAAGAGATGAAAGTCGTTGTCGACAAAGACCAGACTACTTTTGCGTTTATTCCCGCCGAGCTGCTTTCGCCCATCGTTGAAACAGAATATACACAAAAGGTGCTTATTCAGGGCGAGGATGATGCTACATATCTGCTTGTATACAACGGTTTACAGTTGGTTGCAATGATTCCGTCACTTCGTATTCCAAAAGGAATGGTGGACTCCTGGCAGGAATCGCAGACCAAGATATACAACTGCATGAGTCTTTATCTGAATACTTTGGCAGCTGAGGAGGAACGCAGAGCGGCAAGCGATTCCGGGGTCGAACATCAGTACACGTTCGACGAGAACGAGGACACGGAGGACGAGGAAGATGCTGAATAATTTATGCATGCAGGGCAACCTTGGAGCAGCGCCCGAACTGAACACATCGCCGAGCGGCATATCAAGCGCTTCTTTCCGGATAGCCGTCAAGCGCAATTACAAAGAGTCTGACGGAAGCTACAAAACAGATTGGTTCTCCTGCGTAGCTTTCCGTCATAAGCTGAGTTCATCTGCAATCATTTCGGCAAAGGTGATATGATAATAATCAACGGCTCTCTGAGAACCAGCGAATACACCGACAAAGCAGGAAATAAGGTCAGCAAAACCGAAATCTATGTGGAGGGTGCGAACTTCGGCGGCTCAAAGACATCAAGCGCACCGAGCGGCGCAAAGGAACAGCCCGCTGCTCCAGACCCACCGCCCATAGTCGGAAACAATGCACCGGACGATGATTACCCATTCTGATGGAGGATAAAATGAATAACGAAATAGGAAGTCAGTTGAAAAATTTACGAGAAAGAAAAGGCTTAACCATTGAGCAGGTAGCCTATGCTGTTGATGAAATCCCCAGCGAGGTCGAGTTTTGGGAAAGTGGCAAGCTCAAGCCCTGTGCCGATGCGAAGAGAAAGCTGGAGTTCCTGTTTAGCTGTTTCGGCGACGATCACAAGGAACTTGCAAAGGTAAACGAGGAAAACTATTCCGACTTTTTCAATTATCCAGAATGCGTTGACGTTCCTGAAAATTTCCCATCTTGGCTCAAGGCACACGGCTTTTTCGCTGCTCCAGCCTCCCTTGGACATCATGGAAACCAGCGCGGTGGACTTTATATACACTCTAGTCAAGTTGTAGCCGAGCTGGAGAAATATACGCGAAACCTCGGATTGCAGTGGAACGAAAGCAGGAGCGCTTGGCTTGTCGGAATGTTCCATGACCTTTGCAAGGTCGATGACTACTGCTACAACTGGGCCGGCGACAAGTGGGAATGGAACAAGAACCAGATACTCACAGGTCATGGCGAAAAGTCCCTGATAATGCTCCAGCGGCATATTACCCTCACTGAACAGGAGATAGCGTGTATTCGCTGGCACATGGGGTCGTTTACCGATCAGAAAGAATGGGAGTACTACGGCAGAGCGGTCGAACGGTACCCGGCTGTACTCTTTACTCACACTGCTGATATGTACGCGTCGCGCGTTCTGGGGGTATAAATGCAGCACATAGAAGATAACGAACAGATGATACTTATTCGCTGGGCGCAGTTCGAAAGCGGCAGACACCCCGAGTTGTCGTTGCTGTTTCATGTCCCGAACGGCGGCAAGCGCAGCAAGGTCGAAGCTGCAAGGTTCAAGGCGATGGGAGTGCAGGCGGGTGTTCCAGACCTGTTCCTCCCTGTTCCGCGCGGCGCTTATCACGGACTGTTTATCGAGATGAAAGCTCCAAAGGGGCGGACGTCTGATGCGCAGAACACATGGATAGAAAAGCTGAAGAGCAACGGATATGCAGTCAAGGTGTGCTATGGATTTGAGTCAGCTCAACAAACGCTGCTCTCATACCTTGATGAAAAATAGCTGTTTGCAATCAATTTCAACAAGGAGGTGTAGATTATGGCAAAGAAAAGAAACTGCAGGCGAACACCGGAAGAAGTAAGTATACATGAGGAGGCTGTTAAACTCCGCAAAATGACCGACGCTCAACTGGTCGAGAAGATTCGCTCCGCGTCTGCGGTGGCAAGTAAGTTTTCTACAGCATTTCGGCAGCAGTCATCTTCGGCAAAGAGTGCCGCTGAATTCCTCGAGGCATTCGCAAATGCCAATATTCCGGGCGTGGGGAAAATAACACTCAAGAAGATGAACACATTCGCAAAAGACAACGGATATCTTTAATAAAGGGGATTGGACGATATTATGACGGTAGCAGAATTAAATAAATATTACCTGCTGGAGGACGCTATTCGAGATGATAAAGAGAGAATTGCGAGGATTGAAGCAAAACTCTGTGGTTCCAGCGTCTTCGATACGAGCGGTGTTCCGAAGAATCCTACGCCGCGCAACCATACCGAGGACAGCTTTATCGAGCTGGCACACCTCAAGACAGAGCTTGGCAATGAGGTCAAGGAGTATGAGGCTTTGAAAGTCAGAATTGAGCGGTATATCGCGCGTATCAACGACCTGCTTATTAAGCGCATCATGGAGAAGCGAGTTCTCAAGCATAAAAGCTGGCGTACTGTTGCGGAGGAGCTCGGTGGTGGGAACACCATCGACTCCGTCAAGAAGATGTACTATCGCTACATATCGGACAATCCTGATTAAGTTGTCACCAATGTCCCCCATGTCCCGTCCAATGCGTGATATAATGAAAACATAATCAGATGCAATGCACTCCTCAATTTTTGCGTTCTCGCCCGGCGCAATATAAAATTGAGGAGGTTTTATGTTACCCAGGAAAAAATGTGAAGAAATCAAAGCGGTTGAGATGCCGCCTATCAAGGAGTATCTGAAAGAGATACAGCGCGACGGCAGCGAACTAGGAGCCGATGAGGTGTTAAAGGACACGCTCAAATGGCTCGATTCGCGTGGGTTGAAGAACGCTGTATCAATGCAGATGGTCGAGCAGTATGCATTCTCCGTGGCTCGATGGATACACCTTGAGCGGCTTATCTCAAAGTATGGCTATATCGCCAAGCACCCGACCACCGGTGCACCTATTCAATCTCCGTATGTAGTGATGGCTCAATCTTACATGAAACAGGTTATCGCGATACGGAGTGAAATCAATCTTCAGTTGAAAGAATCACGTCCCGCGCCGACGACATACGTTCGGGAGGTGGTTTACGGTGAGTAACGAACTGAACTATTACCTTGCGGACGTGGAGGAGCTTATCCCCTATGCGCGAAATGCCAGGACGCATTCCTCTGCACAGATAACACAAATTGCCGCGTCAATAAAAGAGTTCGGGTTCCTCGCCCCTATCGTCATTGCCGAGGATAACACGATTTTGTGCGGTCACGGTCGTTTTTACGCAGCGCAAAAACTGGGCTTAAAGAAAATACCCTGCGTCAAGGAATCACACCTCACCGAGGCGCAGAAACGCGCATATATCATCGCAGACAATAAGCTGAGCATTAACGCAGGCTGGGATGATGAGTTGCTTGCTGTGGAGCTGTCAGACCTGCAAGGCGAGGGCGTTGACCTATCTATCACAGGTTTTGACGAAAAGGAACTTGCGGACTTATTCGATGATAAAAGCAAATCTGATGTTGAAGATGACGGGTACGACCTGTCAGCCGCATTGGAGAAAGCGGCATTTGTACAGCGCGGCGATATCTGGACGGTAGGCAGACACCGTCTGATGTGCGGCGATGCTACCAGCGCCGATGATGTTGCCGCTCTGATGGGAGGCAAGCGCGCGAACCTGCTCCTGACAGACCCGCCGTATGGCGTATCGTTCAAATCATCGAGCGGCTTGACCATTCAGAATGACAGCATAAAGGACGAAGATTTCTACAGCTTCCTTAAATCGGCTTTCAGCGCGGCGGTCGACTGCCTCGAAAAGGGAGCGGCGGCATACATCTTCCATGCTGATACGGAAGGACTGAATTTCCGCCGGGCTTTCGTTGACGCTGGCTTTCATCTCGCTGGCTGCTGTATCTGGGTCAAAGATAGTCTGGTTTTAGGGCGAAGCGACTATCAATGGCAGCATGAGCCGGTTCTATATGGATTTCTGCAAAACGGCAAGCATTCATGGTATTCCGACCGAAAGCAGACCACCATCTGGAACTTTGCCAAACCCAAGAAGAACGCGAACCACCCTACCTCGAAGCCCCTTGACCTTTTATCATACCCCATTCAGAATTCCTCACAGGAAAATGCTATCGTGCTTGATACGTTCGGAGGGAGCGGCTCAACGCTTATGGCGTGCGAGCTGACAAACCGGATATGCTATACGATGGAGCTGGACGAGAAGTACGCTTCCGTTATCCTGCGGAGATATGTTGATGATACCGGACGTTCTGACGATGTATTTGTAGAGCGAAACGGTGAAAAAATCCCGTATGCTTCACTTGCAAAGGCGGTGGAGCATGAGTGAACTGACTTTAGGCAGTCTGTTTGATGGCAGCGGCGGCTTTCCTCTAGGTGGAGTGCTTGCGGGAATAACTCCGCTGTGGTCCTCGGAAATAGAACCATTTGCAGTCCGTGTCACAACAAAGCGACTGCCTCAAATGAAGCATTTCGGCGACGTGTCTGCACTAAACGGTGCGGAACTACCGCCTGTCGATATTATCACATTTGGCAGTCCGTGTCAGGATATGAGCATTGCCGGAAAGAGGAGCGGCTTGGACGGCGCACGTTCCAGCCTGTTCTATGAGGCAGTCAGGATAATCAAGGAAATGAGGTGTGCAACAAATGGCAAATACCCGCGATACTGCGTGTGGGAGAACGTTCCCGGAGCATTCAGCTCAAACGGCGGCGAGGACTTTCGGTGCGTCCTCGAAAGCCTGTGTAAAATCAAAGATGAAACCGTTTCTGTTCCTCAATATGAGAGATGGACAGCAGGATATATCATGGCAAAAGACTTCTCCGTTGCCTGGAGAGTCCTCGACGCTCAATACTGGGGAGTACCCCAGAGAAGAAAACGCATCTACCTTGTCGCAGATCTTGATTCCGAACGCGCCGGAAAGATACTGTTTGAGTCCGAGGGCGTGTCGCGGTATTCTTCTGAGGGCTTCCGCGCGTGGCAAAGAACTGCCGCCGCTGCTGAAAGCGGCATTGGAGCGGCAAGCGGGGGCTTAATGAACGCTGCCGGCTTTTGCGCGGAGCATTCGGCGAAAGCACGTGGAATCGGCTACGAGGAAGAAACCTCGCCCACGCTCCGCGCTGAGACGATACCAGCAACTGTCTACGAAAATCATTCACAGGACACACGGTATACCGGACCGCTTGATGTCGCTCCAACAGTAAGTTCGACCTATGGAATGGGCGGGAACAATCAGCCGTTTGTTGTGACCAAAGAAACGAGATGCTTTGATGTAAGGTTTACCTCCGAGGGAACAAAGAATGCCAGGCATAATTGCTATGAAACTACTACGTCGCGGACAATAGATACCGGCGGTAATGCGCCGGATTCCAACCAAGGCGGGGTTGCTGTTGTATCCGTCCAAGGCTCGATGATAGGCAGAACGGACAAGAACGGACCGCAAGGCAGCGGGGTGAACGAGGACGTTTCTTTCACGTTGAACGCTACCGACCGTCACGCAGTAGCTTTTTCGCCGGCGAGGGCGTATAGCACGAGCAAGAACTCATACCACACAGAAGCTACCGAGAATGTTGCAGGCACTCTTGTGGCATCTGATTATAAGGATCCACCGACCGTTGCGGAAGAACCTCAATACATCGTCCGGAGGCTCATGCCTACGGAGTGCGCCCGGCTGCAAGGCTTTCCAGATTGGTGGTGTGCTGACCTCGAAACAGCAGAGCCGACCGAGGATGAACTTGAATTCTGGCGGCACGTCTTTGAAACTCATCGTAATATAACGAGCGGCTCAAACAAGGCAAAGTCAGATAAGCAGCTCCGCGCATGGCTTAAAAGTCCTCACAGCGATTCAGCGGAATACAAGCTGTGGGGGAACGGCGTTGCTTTGCCCTGCGTTTTCTTTGTCCTTTCGGGAATTGTTCATTATTCACAGTTGAATGTTGAAAGTTTGTGAGTTTATTCTCTTGATATGTGTCCCTTTCGGAGTTAATATATAGCTGGTCAGCAGGTAGCACCGAGCGGCATAATATACACATAATTCCGCTGTACATTTCGTGCAATATATTGTTCCGAAATGGCTTGCTATTATCTCGTTTTAGAGTTAATATGTACACAACGAAAGGAAAACAAAGCCAACCGGAGGACACGACAATGAAAAACACACAGGTACAGATCGAGGGCATTAAGAACCAGACCATAGGCGTTGAGGTCGAGATGAACAACATAACAAGAGCGAAAGCCGCACAGATCGCCGCTGAGTTCTTCGGAACGCACCGCCACGAAAACACCGCCGGCCGCAACGGATACTGCACCTTCTCCGCTTGGGACAGCGAGGGGCGCGAGTGGAAATTCCAGAAAGACGTAAGCATTCACGGACCTGACGGTGAAAAGTGCGAAATGGTCACCCCAATCCTTACATACAGCGATATCGAAACACTTCAGGAACTCGTTCGCCGACTTCGCAAGGCAGGAGCCAAAAGTGACGCAACAAGGGGGTGCGGGGTACACGTTCACATCGGCGCGCAGGGACACACGCCGCAGAGCCTCAGGAACCTCGCCAATATAATGGCAAGCCACGAAAGCCTTTTAGCAAGCGCCCTCAACCTCGACAGAGGAAGAATGAACCGCTACTGCCGCACGGTAAGCCCCGCATTCCTCGAACAGCTCAACCGCAAAAAGCCCCAGACCATGGCAGAGCTTGCGGACATCTGGTACACGAGCCAGAATGCAAGCTACGGCCGGTCAGCGCACTACAACGACAGCAGATACCACATGCTTAACCTGCACGCCACTTTCACCAAGGGCACGGTTGAGTTCAGGCTTTTCCAATTCGACGCACCGAGCGGCACAAAGCAGAATGGGCTTCACGCAGGACAGCTCAAGAGCTACATACAGCTTTGCTTAGCGCTCAGTGCGATGGCAAAGAACGCAAAGAGCGCAAGCCCCAAGCCCCAGCAGGTGGACAACCCTAAATACGCGATGCGCACTTGGCTCCTTCGCCTTGGATTTATCGGGAACGAGTTCAAGACCGCAAGAGAAACTTTCACAAACCGTCTGAGCGGCGATGGAGCTTTTCGAAACGGCAGAACAGCATGACCCCGGCAAACCGCCCCTGACCGCTTCGGCGGTCTTAGGGTGGTAGAAGGGCAATTCTTCAGAAAGGACGTATTGTTATGAAAGAAAAACTTTACTTGGCTTATGGCAGCAACCTCAACATTGTTCAGATGATCATACGCTGTCCGGACGCAAAATTCTACGGAACAACTGAAATCAAGGACTATGAGCTCCTTTTCAAAGGGAGCAAGACCGGTGCATACCTGACCATTGAGCGGCGCAAAGGCTCTAGCGTGCCCGTGGGCGTATGGGCGGTCACGGAGCGCGACATTAGCGCCTTAGACCGCTATGAGGGTTTCCCTGCATTCTACTACAAGAAGGAATTCCGACAGCAGATATGGGGTAGGGACGGCGAGGACTTGGGCGTGCAAGACTGCTTTGCCTACATTATGCATGAGGATAGGCGGATAGGGATACCAAGTCCGGTGTACATCAACACCTGCAGAGAAGGCTACAAAGATTTCGGATTTGATATCAATATCCTGATGGACGCAGTAAAGAGAAGCAAGGAGGCAGCACTATGAAAGAAACAACATCAAGAAGAGCGGCGCAATGCCCCAAGTGCAGCGCGATTTATACCGCACCGCCTGCAATATCGCGCGATGATGGCCACACACTCATTTGCCCGGAATGCGGCACAAGAGAGGCTTTGAAGAGTATCGGAGTGTCAGCCGAGGAGCAGAACAAGATCATCGACATCATTCACCGTTGCTACAGCAGGTAAAATACACATGATATCTGCGAAATCTTTGTGCAGGATATTCTTTTGCAATCGCTTGCAATTCCGTCACTTTAGAGTTAATATGAACACACCGAAAGGAAATACACATCAAGCAGGAGGAAAAGAATATGTGGACACAGGGAGCAATAGGAATACCGAGCAGCAACGGCGGCATGACATCGGTGAGCTACTGGGTGAAACACTACGAGAACGAAAGCCAGTTCGGAATTGACAACGGCAGAATCTCCAAGCTAACACTTGTCCAGAACAGCAAAGTAGTGTACAACTACGACCGAGGCGAGGACATCGCACCACAGACATCAGAAGCGGAAACGGCGCTTGCTATCCTGCTGAAAGAGTACAACTAACACCACAACACGGCATCAATAAAAGGGCAGAGAGCGGCGCAAGGGCGCTGTTCCTGCCTTTTGCCGATGTGAACGCCCCCCTCAAGGTACTGTGACCCGGGGGCGGGGTGAGGTGAGGCTCGCCGACGCCCAATTTTCGCCTAGTCATGGAGAAAAAAACGGGTCACTTGAATTGATAAAAATATTTTTTGGGGGTATAGAAAATGGCAAGGAAAAAAGCACAGGAAACCGAGGTCAAAAAAACGGCGGCGGAGGCAGCTACAAAGCCAGTTCCGGGCGGGGCAAAAGCCACCAAGGGTACCGAAAAAACCACGCCTAGCGGCAAGAAAACGGCGAAAAGCGGAGCAAAACAGACTACAAGCACCGCCAAAGGGAGTGCGGATACCAAGTGTAAGACTGAGAAGAAAACAGCTCCGGAAGCCGCCACGGATAAGCCGGCGCGCACTCCACGCAGGAAAGCGGCTGATGTTCCCTCTGTGAGCAGTGACAGCGCGGTGCTTGACGCGGCGGCAAGGCTGGAGGATATGGAGGAAGAAGCGCGTACAGAGGCGGCACAGGACGCACGTCCCGCGAACTTGAAGCCGGCGGAGATCATATACTCGCTGAAAGCCGGGGCGCAGATATTCGTGAAGACCGCCGACATTGTAGCGGCGACCGGAAAGACTACGTCATGGATCCGCGACATAACAGCGCGTGGAATCATCAAGGAAACCAAGACAAAGCACGGTGCGCTCTACGACTTTACGCAGACCATGAGGGCTTATTGCGCATCGCTGGAATCACGCCGGAGCGATGAAGATACCGCCGATGTGGAGCTTAAGCGGAAAAAGGCAGAGGCAAAACTCAAGGAGTCCAAGGCGGTCATCGCGGAAATGCAGGCAAAGGAGTTCCAGGGCAAAATGCACCGTTCAGAGGACGTACAGAAAATGACCGCTGACCTGCTCTACTTTGTTCGCGGCGGGCTTGTGGCTCTTGCCGGAAGATGTGCCACTGAGTGCGCTGCGTCCTCCGAGCCGGCGGAGGTGCAGAAGATCATTGAGCATGAGGTGCATGAGATCCTTAAGGACTTATCCGAATACAAGTATGATCCGAAAAGATATGACGAGCTGGTGCGTCAGCGGACTAACCGTGAACTTGACGCTGACTTCGACGATGGAGAAGATGAAGAATAAATCGGCGTGAAGTTAGTAAGCACCGGATTTCAGAGGGTAAATACAGTTTATTCGATAATATCTTTTTCAGATATTTTTGCAATTTGTCCCGAATGTCCCCCATGTCCCTTTATGTTTGTGATACAATATAATCGAAAAAATACCGTTTGAGGCGACGGACACAGAGCCAACATTCAACCAGTCTGATTCACCGCGCCCAAGCGGTATTTTTGTCCTGTTAAAACAGAGTAATAGCGCGGACTTGCAACACCGCGCAGACGATACAAGGCGCAGGGGCTTTCTCCTTTGACCCTGCGCAGATTTCAGAGCCGCACAGTGCCGCGCCTTAGCGCGTGCGGTGTAAATCCGCAGGCTCTTGTCAAGACGTTGTGTATACAATACACGGCACAGGCGCGGACTACTCATCCGTTCGCGGTGAAACAGATGTAGTGCGGGAGCGCATTATCTGATGTGGAACTGTAGTGTTCGTGTGGCAGTAGCTCAGTTGGTAGAGCCGGGGAAAGCACACCCCGTGTCGGCGGTTCAAGTCCGCCCTGCTGTCTTGGGACGGTGGTATATGTCGGGATACGGTTATGGTAAAAAGTCAGTATTTATACTGGTTCAGCCCACTGCCGGCGGGTTCGATCCCCGCTGCCGCCCGCTAATTGTTTGTCCCGCTTTTGTGCGGGCGGTGTTTCCTTTCCATGCTCCCGGCGTGCGCCAACGCTCCGGGAATATCAACCATCGCTGTGCATGAACGGCGGGGGCAGGACCCGCCGTTCCCGCCTTTTCGGGTGCGTGGCTCAATGGTTGAGCACCGGACTTTTAATCCGGATCATGTGGGTTCGATTCCCACCGTACCCACCAAGCCCTATGCGGCTTTAATTCGGGCGATAATATCAATAAATCCGTGTGTCAGAAAGGGGTTTGAGCGGCGGGAGGTGGCGGGGTGTTCCGAGAATCAGAAAAAGATCGGGTGAACAAGCTGAACGCCTGCCTTGCGAAGATCCTCAGCGGTATGAAGCCGCCGGAAGATCTTACAGTATCGCAGTGGGCGGACAAGAACCGCCGGCTTACCTCCGAGTCATCAGCGGAAGTCGGCAAGTGGCGGACGTCGCGAACTCCGTATATGTTTGATATCCTGGACAGTTTTACTGACCCGCTTATCGAGCATATCGTAGTTGTCGCCGCGTCGCAGGTCGGCAAGTCTGAAACCATTAACAACATGGTCGGATACAGCATAGACCAGGACCCCGGACCGATACTGCTGATACAGCCCACGATTGACGATGTTAAGCGTTACTCGGAAATGAGAATTGCGCCGATGATCCGTGAAACGCGCTGCCTTAAGCGCAAAGTCGCTGATCCCAAGTCACGCGACGCAGCGAACACCAAGCGGCAGAAGTCGTTCCCCGGCGGCGTGCTCGTCATGACTGGTTCGAACGTGGCGCACGATCTTTCTTCAATGCCTATTCGTTACGTTTTCGGTGACGAGCGCGACAGGTGGGCGACGAGTGCAGGCTCTGAGGGCGACCCGTGGGAGCTGGCTGTTGCAAGAACGCGAACGTTCTACAACAAGAAGATGGTCGAGGTTTCAACGCCGACTGTAAAAGGGGCGTCAGCTATCGAAAATTCTTACAACTTAGGCACGATGGAGCGGTGGAAAACCCAATGCCCCCATTGCGGCGAATATGTCGAGATCACATTTGATAATATCAGATTTGAGTACGAGGCAGCCGAAAAGGGCGACAAGAAGATATTCCACATCACGGAACTGTTTTATGTGTGCCCGGAATGCGGTGGCATTTCTGATGAACACACGATGAAAAGTCAGCCTGCTAAATGGGTCGCAACAGTCCCGGAAGCCAGAAAACACCACAAAACACGGTCGTTCTGGCTGACCGCATGGGTTTCACCGTGGGCAACCTGGGAGTCGATAATATTACAGTTCCTGCAGGCGGGGACAGACTCCGCAAAGCTGCAGGTCGTGTATAATACGCAGTTCGGCGAGCTCTGGGAAGAGCGCGGCGACATGGCATCAGAAGATGATGTTATGGCGCGGCGTGAAGTCTATGAGGCAGAAGTGCCGGACGGCGTACTGTTGCTCACCTGCGGTGTGGATACACAGGACGACCGACTAGAATATGAGGTCGTGGGACACCGGCGATACGGTGAAACATGGGGCATAAAGAAAGGCGTTATCCTTGGACGCCCTGACACAGAGGAAGTCTGGGAGCGGCTTGACGAGGTATTATCTCATAAATACAAGTTTAAAAGCGGGGTTTCGTTGCAAATCTCGCTTACTTTTATCGACGAGGGCGGACACTTTACACAGGAAGTCCGCCAGCACTGTCTTGCCCGTCAATATGACCATGTGTTTGCGATAAAGGGCGCGAACCGTCCGGATATACCGTACACCGCGCCGCCTAAGAAACAAAAAATCGTGGTCAATGGCAAGGTTATCGGGCAGGTGTGGGTGTATGAGATAGGCGTTAACGCCGGCAAGCAGAAGATCGTGGACAACCTCCGCGTTCAGTCGCCCGGCGCTAACTACTGTCACTTTCCCTTGCGCGACGATTACGGCAAGCAATTCTTTAAACAGCTGATGTCGGAACACCTTGCGTATGTTCCGAAACTGAAACACCCCTGGCAATGGCAGAAGATCCCCGGACATGAGCGCAACGAGGCTTTTGATATCCGGAACTACAATCTTGCGGCGTGCGAGATACTTTCGCCTGACTGGGACGCGATAGAGCAGAAGCTCCGAACGGCTAAGCCGGGCGAAGAAAATGCGTCAATTCCCATGAAAGAGAAGAAAGCAAAGCTGCGTAAGCGCAAGAAAAGTGAGTTTTACGATGATTGGTGATAACGATGATTAATAAAAATACAGCTCGTAAAATGTATGAACATTATACAAAACGTATAGACGAACTTATCAAGGCGCAGGAGTCGCTTACATCTGGCGGCGTCAAGTCGTACAAGATCGGCGACATGGAGATCACCAAGTTCGACATGACAAAGCTTGACGAGCTGCTGGAAGAGGCTGTTGACCGGCAGGCATACTATGACGCCATTCTGCACGGAAAGGCAACGCGCAAGACCGTGGGCATAATCCCCACGGACAGATGATACATTTTGCAATCAATTTCAAAAATCAGCAGAAAAGAGGGCGCGAATTTGATCGCGCCTTGATTTCTGCCGGTTTGGGGCTTTAACGGCAGAGTTCATAATTTCTCCGAGGGCTGTGTGCGCGGCAGTAGCGGCGCATGCGGCTCTTCACCGAAGAAAAAGCGCCTGCTTGCGGGCAGGCGCTTTGAATGTGGAAACGGCTTACTCAGCGTTGTCAGGTGGCGGTGTCAGCAGGTCGTTAAGGGTGATGCCAAGCGCGTCGGTGATTTTCAGAGCGTTGGAAACAAGGCAGTCGCCGCGTTTTTCCAAGCCCTCAATAGTCCTTATCGGTATTCCGGTAATTTCGGACATTTTGGGCACGCTGATTTTTGCCCGCTTTCGATATTCCTTGATATATAAAAACATGTTGAAAACCTCACTTTATGAATAGATTCACAGCGCCGATTATTCCGAATACCAGAACGGCGCAAAGTGCGAGCGTGATAAGAAGCTGACCGCCGAACTTAACTATATTTTTCATATCCCCTTGACCTCCTTTCAGAAACGTGGTATAATATTGATAACCCCCGAAGGGGGCTGCGGATAACCGCCCGCAGCTGCGGTTGCTATCAGAAGATTTCTGCGATCTGCTTGATAGCTAAGACCAACAAGGTAACCGTTCCGGCAAGTTCAATTACCTTGAGAAGGAGCTTGTTAAGCTGTTCCAGCAGCTTAATGAGCTCTTTTATTTTATCGATCATTGCTTTCACCTCCCTTCTGACAATATTATTATACCACATTTTAAGGTGGTTGTCAATAGCTTTTTTGAAAAAAATCTCAAAAAAATCTAAAAAATACAAAAAATAGCACCTTGAAAGAGGTGCTTTTTTTATGGGCAAAAACGGCGCATGAGCCGCAATTGCCGACAAGTGAAATCTACAATTTAATACAATCAAGGCACGCCCGGTCAAACGGCGTGCCTTTGTTATTCCACGAAAAAGGGGGGACGTTTATGAGCGGCTCATATGTACATGCAAGCGGGTACGGCGACGCTGGAGCATCGCTTACTAAAAGGTCATTAAGGGCTTTCAATGCGCGTTCGGGCGCGCCGATTGAGGATATAGACTTTCACAATGCAACAATGCGTCAGCGCGGGCGCATGCTATATATGGCTTCTCCGATAGCCGCCGCCGCTGTGAACACTAATCGCACGAAGATAGTCGGTCCGGGACTCAGAATGAAGTGCAGTCTTGACGCGGAACTGCTTGGACTTTCGCCGGAAAGTGCAAGGCAGTGGTGCAAACGCACCGAGGCTGAATTCCGGGCATGGTGTCTGAACAAGTCATCATGTGACGCGCTGGGCATAAACAATTTCTATGAACTGCAGCAGCTAGCCGTGAAATCCTGGCTGATGAGCGGCGATGTGTTTGCCCTGCTGAAAAGGCGGGAGCCTACCCGGCTTAATCCGTTTTCCCTTTGTGTGCAGATGATAGAAGCTGACAGAATAAGCACGCCGTTATGCTCTGTTTCAAACGGTATTTTTTCAGTCACAGAGGGAAAACACGGCGACAATGAAGTGCATGACGGCGTAGAAGTGGACGCCGGCGGAAGAGTGGTAGCTTACCATGTCTGCAACGGTTACCCGTATTCTACCGTGCTTAAGGACATCAACTGGGTCAGAGTCGAGGCGGTCAGCAAAAAGACCGGACTGCCTAACATACTGCAGATAATGGATTCAGAGCGCCCCGACCAGTATCGTGGCGTTTCGTATCTCGCCCCGGTCATTGAAATGCTCCTGCAGAATCGCAGATACACTGAAAGCGAACTTACGGCGGCGATCATTCAGACGTATTTTACCGGGTGGCTTGAAACGGATACAGATTCGACTGCTATGCCGATGTTCGACCATTCCGATGATGACGACGCCAACGAGGATGAGCCGGAGATGTCGCCCGGAAATATTGTAAAACTGAAAAAGGGCGAAAAAATCGTATTCGGCAATCCTAATATACCGACTGCCGGTTATGAAACTTTCACCAAGTCGATCGCGCGGCAGATAGGCGCGGCGCTTGAGATGCCACATGAGGTATTGCTCAAGGAATTCACCGCGTCCTATTCGGCGTCTAAGGGCGCGCTTGAAGAAGCATGGGAAGTCATTAAAATGCGCCGTTCTTGGTTCGTCAATGACTTCTGCCAGCCTGTTTATGAGGTCTGGCTTGCTGAGGCTGTTGCACGCGGCAGGATAAAGGCGCCGGGTTTCTTCGATGATCCTCTTATCCGAGCGGCTTGGTGCAGTGCGCGGTGGGACGGTCCGGCGCTCACACAGCTTGACCCCAAGAAGGAAGCCGAGTCAAACGCAATGCTGGTTCAGCACGGCTGGAAGACGAACGAGCAAATCACAAGAGAGTACTACGGCGAAAACTGGGAGGACAATATGTCTGCTCTTGCGGTGGAGAACGAGCTTATAAAGAACATTATACCCGCCCAGACGAATAACATCGCTGACGATGATGAAGAGGGAGATGAAGAAAATGCCGATGAAGAATAAAGGCGCTGCGTATTTCGCGGAGCGTGAGGGCTATTCGGTCAGGGCTGACGCTGATACGGAAACCGCTGAACTTGTTCTTTACGGTCAGGTCGTAAGGCGCAGACCTTTTAATGGGTTCACAGGAAAACCAGTCGAGGGATATTTCATTGTTGAAGATGAAATATTAGATGATTTAAACGCTGTATCGAAGAGTAAAGCGCTTAATATACGGCTTAATTCCTGCGGCGGTGAATGCCACACGGCGATAGTGATACATAACAGACTTCGTGAAATGGCTAAGAACGGCACACAAATCACCTGCACGGTCGATGGTGTTGCGATGTCAGCAGGTTCGCATATTATGTGCGCTGCTGATACAGTAAAAGCGTCCGAGGGGTCGCTGATAATGATACATAAGTCGCTGGTCATGCTTTGCGGCAGCTACAACGCTGATGAACTTAGAAAAACCGCGCTCGCAAACGACGCTTATGACAAGTCTATGCTGGCGGCGTACAAACGCAAGACCGGAAAGGAAGAAGCTGAACTCATCAGCATGATGGCTGATGAAACTTTTATGACCGGAAAAGAAGCCAAGGAGCAGGGCTTTGTTGACGAGCTCATTGAAACGAGCGATGAAGTCAAGATAGCTGCATCGGCTGATAAGACGGCACTGTATGTGAGCGGCAGATTTATGCCGCTTTACGGAGCAACATGCCCTGAAAATATACCGGTCGTAAATATTACACCGGGTATTACAGCGGTATACCACATGGCATTACAGCCTGAATCAAACGAAGGCAATGCAAATAAATCAAACAACAATGAGGGAGGTAAAACTACTATGGCAGTAAATCTTGCTGAACTGCGCAAAGAAAATCCCGAACTCGCTGCACGCGTTGAAGAGGATTACAAGGCAGAACACGCAGACGAAAACAAGACGGCAATGGACGCCGCTGTGCAGAAGGCGCTTGCGGACGAGCGCACACGCTTAGAGAAGATAGAGGCTATCGCCGGACAGGTAAGCCCGGAACTCCTCGCTGACGCTAAGTACAAGAACCCCTGCACAGCCGAGGAACTTGCTTACAAGGCTATGTCGGAGAATGCAAGGAAAGGCAAGTCGTTCCTTGACGACATGAAGGCAGATTACAGCGGTTCCGGTGCGGAAGACGTTCACACGGTCGCTCCGCAGGCTGACGGCGGAGCGGGACAGAACAAAGCCCAGGAAGAGGCTGAGGTTTTAGCAGCTATTGACGATGCGCTGAAGGAGGACGAGTAAATGACAACGGAACTTCTCAAAAAGCTTGGTACAGTATCCGCCGACAATCTTGTCGCCGGCACGGATCCGGCGTTAAGAGTCGGCACCGGAAAGCTCCGCAAGAACACAGGAAAGCTTAAGCGCGGCACCGTGCTTGCGAAATCTTCAAAGGACGGCACACTGGTGATTCTGGGAACGACTGCTTCATCTTCGGACAGCGAGGTGCTTGAGCCTTACGGTATTCTGACCGATGATATTACTGTCCCGGCTGACGAAGATGTAAACATGACCATCTACATCGGCGGCAAGTTCAACAGTAACAGGATCATCATGAAGGACAGCTACCAGATGACGGAGGCAGACAAGGATACCCTGCGCAAGTATGGCATCGAGTTTACCGCCGCCGATTCTAACTAACGAGGAGGACAAAATGGCAGTAAATATTGATATAACCAAGTCTTACGTGCTGCAGAGCATTCACGAAAAGGCGAAGCCTGAAACAATGTTCTTCAGCGACCGCTACTTTACCACTGGAAAAAGTGATATTCATACCGAGGACAAGATCCTTGTGGAGTACAAAAAGAGCGGTGAGCGTAAGCTGGCACATTTCGTGCCTGAACGCGGCGGCGCTATACCTATTGAGCGCGATGGCTACACCGTGGCTGAATTCGGTCCCGCATATATTGCTGAAAGACTTCCGCTGAGCGCTGACGAGCTGGCAGCACGCGGTTTCGGCGAGCCCCTTATCGCAGGTTCCACGCCTGCACAACGGGCTATACGTCTGCTTGCAGAGGACCTTGAGACCCTTGAAAAGAGAACGCGCCGCCGTATCGAGTGGATGTGCGCGCAGTTAATGCAGAATAATGCGCTCACCATGCAGGAGTACATCGACATCAATACCCCTGGCGAAACAAAGCATATTCAGTTCTATGACACTGCAACGGAGCATACATACACACCGCAGAACAAGTGGAACAGCTCTAACGCCAACATCATCGGAGATGTTCACGCGATGTGTGAGATGCTTTCCGACCGTGGTATGGCGGCTACTGACCTGCTCATCGGCACCGACGTTGCCGATGTGTTCTACAAGAATGAGGAGCTTTACACAATGCTGAACAAGAACATTGCAATCAATTTCGGCAGTGTGAACGAACGCAACATACTTCCCGGCGTTAACGAGCTTGGCTCGTTCAATTTCCGTGGTCACTCGCTGCGCGTTTTCGTAGTAGGACATAAATACGAAAATGATAACGGCGTAACACAGAGCTATTTCCCCAGTGACGCGGCAATGGTAACATTCCCGAACTGCGGCCGTGTGGCTTACAGTGCGGTCACACTCATGCCTTATGGCAGTCCGGACTTCGCGACTATTGCCAAGTCCAGAGTAACCAAGCTGTTTGTGGACAACCCCCATAATACCAGAGCTGTAGAGCTTTATTCAAGGCCTATCGCAATGCCCAGGTACTACACGCCGTTCATCTTCGCGGCATCCGTCGTAAGCTGATAGGAGGTTTCTATGAGAATCAGAATCCTTAATACAACTTTCGGGCTGGTGGTTGACGGTATTGTAAAGCCAAAGTCTCCCAAGGACCCGCCGTTTGAGGTTGACGAGAAACTGGGCTTAAGGCTTGTTCGCGAGGGTATCGCGGAGGCGGTGGACGGTACCGAGCGCGGCGAGGTTCAGCCTGAAAGTAATGACAATGATAATGACGAAAGCGCCGGCGATGACTTCGGCATACCGCAGTACGGTCCGGACACCTCGAAAGCCGATTTGCAATCAATTGCAAACGAGTACGGTATCGAGGTGTCTGCAGCTGCGACCAAGCAGGAGCTCATCAAGGCGCTTGACGACTTTTTCGCCGACGCGCTTTCCGATGATCCGGAGGGCGAATAATGGGCTTTAAGGACATGGTAAAGTCCGATATCGCTAATGTGCTGATGAATACCGAGGAGTTTGCGGAAAGTCACACGGTGAAATATGACGGAGATGTATATGAAGATATACCGATCATTCTCCAGCGGGTCAAGCAGTCTGACAGACCTATCATTCAGAGTGACCACGCCGAGGGCATATACCTTGTGACCGCCGTTGCCTATATCAACGAGAAGGATCTTGACGGGGTTATCCCCGAACAGGGACACCGTTTTGAGATAGACGACGGCGAGGCACTGGGTAAGCCGTTTTTCCGCAAGTATTCGGTAGTTACGTCCAAATGCGAGATGGGACTTATCACGCTGGAACTGAGGTACTACGATGAGTGACAGCTATTCGGGCGGCAATTATTCCGGAATCGTCAACATTTCACTTGCTGACGATTCCGGCAGCTCCAAGGCACTCGACCGGGCAACAAAGCTCTTAGCCGGGATACCGGGCGGCATCGAGAAAGCGGCAAGTTCTTCCCTGACCCGCGCCGCAACGAGCGGCACGGCGGCTGTAGCGCGTGAAGTCAATAAAGACTATTCGCTGAATACGTCCGACTTCAAGAAGTATACCAAGTCCTCGCAGCATATTCAGAAGTCCGGCGATGAAATAAGCGTCGGACTTAGTTTTCGCGGATTTCATGTTCCGCTTATCCGGTTCAACGCAAAAATCACCAGTTCCGGGCTGTACAGAGTGCAGGTCAAGCGGAACACCGCCGGCGAAACGCTGAAACACGTTTTCCGTGCAACGATGGACAGCGGACACATCGGGCTTTTTGAACGGTACGGGTCAAGCAGACTGCCGATAAAGCAGAAGTTCGGTCCGTCCGTTCCCCAGATGATTGGGGCGAATCCGACCCTTGCAAATACGGTCGGCGACAATGTCCGCAAGGTGTTTGAGGAGCGCATGGAGCATGAAACAACGGCGCTGCTTAACGGCTGGAGGTAACCATGACAAGGGTAAAACTCATTCAGGAACTGAAAAATTTCTGCGAGGACGCGATAAAGAACATTTCTCTTCTGGAGGCAGTCCAGAAAGGCGACGCAAAGGAGAAAAGCCGTGTTCCGGCGGTGTATCTCATGCGCCTGCCTGACAGCAATTCGGCAAAGAAACTCGCGCCGTATATCATCGTTCAGTTCATCGACAGCAAGCACCAGCGGAGCGAGAACGGCTATCCTAATCCCGAATACACGGCGGCGGTGCGCTTTATCTTCTGCGTGTACTCGCAGGACGAGCAGGACGGTGCTGTAATGCTCCTCAACCTCATGGACAGGGTGCAGGAGCGGCTACTTGAACAGGTGCAGATAGGAAAAGAATTCGTGCTTGACGAGCAGGAGGGGGTTGAGTCGGTCGTCTATCCCGATGATACCGCGCCCTACTACGCAGGCGAAATGATAGGCACATTTCACATCAGACCAATACAGAGGGAGGTTGATTTCTTTGGCAAGGAAAACCGACGTTTCGGAGGAAATGTCTGAGGTAAAGACCGTCGGCGATGAAGTACCGTCCGAACAGCCGGAACAGGCGGAGCAGGGCGGGCAGAACGCGGCGGCAGAGTCAAGGGTCTGGGTCTATTTAGGTCCCTCAATACGCGGAGTTGTCACAAACGGCAGAATTTATTTCGGCTCAAAGGCTGAAATCATTGAATCGTTCGGCGAAAAGCTCAAGGATTACCCGCAGATCGAGCGGCTTATTGTCGCAGACCACAACGTTGCAAAGGCAAAAAGCGACCTGAAGGAAAAGCGCGGTATATACATCCCGTACGACGCGCTTATCAGGAAAATCACAGGCAAGGAGGAGTAAACCATGGCTTTAAGACATGGCATAAACACATATAAGGACGATACCGGCGTTGTTGCGGTGCAGACCGCAGCGGTCGGTATTCCTTATTTCATAGGCGCATGGCCCTGCCATCGCGGTAAGGGCTACACCGGCAAGCCCCAGCTTTCGTCCGGATTCAGCGAGGCGGAGGAACTCGGCGGCTACAGCGCCGAGTGGAGGAACGCGGACGGTTCGCCCAAGTGGAATCTCTGTCAGGCAATGTACGGATACCATAAACTCATGGGCATGTCGCCGGCGATATTCTACAACATCTTCGATCCGGCAAAGCACAAGAAGGCGGTCGCAGCCGAGGAATTCACGGTTGCCGACCACATCGTGGAGCTTACCGCTGACGCTATCATAAACGACGATCTTAAGGTAACGGCAGGAAGTGCGTCAACAGTACTGACAAAGGGTACTGACTACGAGGCATATTACAGCGGCAATGCGCTGTGTATCGAGCTACTGGCAGATTCTTCGAGCTACAGAGCCGATAAGCTCAAGATAGGCTATGATGTCGCAGACCTTTCCACCATCACGGCTGTGGACGTTGAAATGGCTGTGGAAACAGTTGAAATGTGCCGCAGCGTTGTCGGCATTGTTCCCGATCTTATATGCGCCCCCGGCTGGTCAACGGATCCGACAGTGGCGGCGGTGATGGCGGCGAAAGCGCCGAGTATCAACGGTCTGTTCCGCGCCAAGGCGGTCGTGGACATCAACACCAAGACAGTCAATGACTATTCCAAGGTGCTTAAGTACAAGACCGACAACGGTTATGTATCCGAGGACATGATCGTATGCTGGCCGATGGTCAAGAGCGGCGATTACCTTTTCAATATTTCCGTTATCGTGTGCGGACTTATCGCAAAGGTGGATTCCGACAATGCCGATTGCCCGTATGAGTCTCCGTCCAACAAGTCCGTATCCATCACCGGCGCGGTTTGCGCGGATGGCACTGAGGTAACGCTTTCACTTCCGCAGGCTGACGTTATCAGCGTATCTGCCGGGGTTGTCACCGTGCTTAACAACGGCGGCTGGACCCTGTGGGGCAACTATCTGGGCTGCTATCCCAAGACGAGCGATGTAGCTAAGATGTTCATCTGCACCAACAGAGTGCAGGACTGGATATGCAACACGTTCATCAATACATTCTGGCAGTACATCGACAAGCCTCTGACCCCCGCGCTGCGTGACGCTATCATCAATGCGTTCAACGCATGGCTGAACGGTCTGACGGCGGAGGGTAAGCTCTACGGCGGCGAGATCGCATATTCTTCGGAACTGAATCCTGTCACCAACCTTATGAACGGTATGTTCCGGCTTGACTGTCAGGCGGCATCACCGATACCGGCACAGCAGATAGATATGCACGTTCAGTACAGCGTGGATATGCTTGAAGCCGCGCTCGGTTCTTAAGAAAGGAGGACTGCGAAATGCCTAATGGAGTTGACGAAGGAGTAGTCTCCTATGCCATCTATGAGGACGAAAAGATGTTTTACGGAGTTGCGGAGGTAGACCTTCCGGACTTTGAAAATATGGTATTCAATGTGAGCGGAGCGGGGGTGCTCGGTGAGATTGAGATACCTGTTATGGCTCAGCTCAAAGCTATGACCACAACGTTTAAGTTCAATCACGCAAACGAGGCGGCGTATGCTCTTGCCGAGGAACGTGTCCATACGCTTTCCCTGTGGCGTGCCGACCAGCACTACAATTACAGCGGCGGCGAACTGGAAACCAAGCAGAAGAAGATAATCATGCGCGTTGTTCCGAAAAAGCTGACCGGTGGTACGGTCAAGAACGCATCGCCTATCGCAGTGAACGGCGAATATGCGGTACACTACTATGCGGAAATAGACGCGAACGGCAAGAAACTCTGCGAGTTTGACCCGCTGAATTTCCGCTATATCGACCACACAGGCAAGGACAGAGCGGCGGAGATCCGCAAGTGTCTGGGTATGTCCTGATAATTACTATCGCTGTTCCCTGCATTTCGCAGGGAGCGGCGTTTTATTCGAGGAGGAATTTTGAATTATGGCAAAGACAAACGTTGACCTTGAAAAGACCGAGAACATGGACGAGCTTGTAGAAAAGGAGCTTGCTACCATGGAAAACACCAGCGTTGAGAATGTACTTCACCTGACCAAGACCGTTATGTATAACGGTGAGGAGGTAACCGAGCTTGCATTTGACTTTGACAAGCTCACCGGCGCGGACGCTCTGAACATTGAGGAAGAGCTTGTATCTCGCGGGAAAACAATGTACTATGGCGCTATCAACGATGCGAATTATCTTATCCGTATGGCCGCAAAGGCTTGTACAAAGCCTGTCGGCGTGGATTTTTTCTATAAAATATCCATCATCGATTTCGAGAGGATAAAGAACAGAGCGCGTTTTTTCTTGTCCGGTGTTGCACAGTCGAGACGCTAAGGCGCAATATCCTTATTTTGGCGCAAAACGGATATGCACCTATCCCATTTTGGCTGGGGCAGCCACTTAAAGAAATACAGCGGTGGATTATTACGCACAATAAAATCCTGAAAGAGTCGGAAAAGAAGTAAGGAAGGGTGAGGGTTGAATGGCAAGCAAGCAGTATGAAATGTTGTTCAAACTCGGCGCACGGCTGGGTGAGAACTTCAAAGGAACGTTCAACTCCGCCCAGAAAATACTTGTTCAAACTCAGAAGGAGATACAGACGCTGAATAAGCAGCAGAGCGATATCAGCGCCTATCAGAAACAACAAGCGGTTATTGAACGAACCACCAAGCAGCTTGGTACATACGAAAAGCAGCTCGAAATTACTCAAAGCGGACTTGCAAAACTGAAAAACAGCACCGAGGACACTACGGTACAGGAGGCGCAGCTTGCGGCGCGTGAAGTCGAGCTGAAAAACCGCATTGAGAAAACCGAACAGGCTATTGCGGACAAAAATCAGCGCTTACAGCAGATGGGTCAGAAGCTCTCTGACGCAGGCATTGATATCAACCAGCTCACAAGTGAAAGCACCCGCTTGAAAACCCAGGTCGAGGAACTGACCAAGCAGGAAGAAAAAGCTGCTGAGGAAGCCGCCAGATATGGTGACGCCGGCGCAACGGCGTTTGAAACCGTTGGGGCGGCGATGGTAGCGGCAGGAATCGGTACTGCACTGAAGAAGATAGCGGACGCATATCATGAATGTGTTGATGTGTCGAAGGAGTTCGGCGGTACAATGAGTACTGTTGAGGCTCTTTCAGGCGCGAACGCTGTTCAGATGCAGGAATTGTCAGCGAAAGCCAAACAGCTTGGTGCTGATACCGCTTTTACAGCGAATCAAGCGGCAGAGGCTATGACCTACATGGGTATGGCAGGCTGGGACGCGAATGAGATGCTTTCCGGTATGAACGGCATGATAAACCTTTCCGCTGCTTCCGGTGAAGATCTTGCGCTTGTTTCTGATATCGTCACTGATAACCTGACCGCGTTTGGGCTTACTGCAAAGGATACCGCGCACTTCGCCGATGTGCTTGCAGCGGCCGCCACGAACTCCAACACCAACGTAGCCACCATGGGCGAAACCTTTTCGGGCGCGGGTGCGATAGCTGGGGCGCTCGGATACAGCATTGAAGATGTTGCGGTCGGTGTTGGCCTTATGGCTAATGCGGGCGTTAAGGGTTCTGTTGCAGGTACCGCGCTGAAGAACACATTTAACGGCTTGCTCAACGGTGCGACCCTCACAGCTGATGCATTCGGAGAAATCGAATACTCTGCGGTAAATGCTGACGGCACTATTGACGAGTTCTCCGATGCCATAATCGAACTTCGCGGCTACTTTGAGCAGATGACCGAGGCAGAGCGTGTCCAGAACGCTATGGCGATTGCCGGGCAGCGTGGATATAACGGTCTGCTTGCAATGATCAACGCCTCGGATGAGGACTTCCAGTCCCTTACTGAGAAGATAAACAACTGTTCCGGCGCTGCACAGAAGATGGCTGACATCAAGCTTGACAACCTGCAGGGCGATGTTACACTGCTTGATTCTGCTACCGATGGCCTAAAGATGACTGTCGGCAGTCTGTATGAAGATGAGCTCCGCAGGCTTACTCAGACAGGCACACAGATCATGACCGGCATCAACGAATTCTGCGAGGAAAATCCCGCTGTAGTAAAGGGTATCATGGCGGTCGGTGCGGAGATCGGCGTTGTTGTTGCAGGATACACGGCATTCACGGCGGTGAAAAAGATTTCTAACGCTCTTTCGGCGGCTGGAATCGGCATAAAGGCAAGCGAGAACGGCTTGCTCATGCTGTTGAATATCAACCTTTCAAAGAATGTGGCGGCACAGTTTGCCGCCGCCGGCGCACAAATGAAGCTGAATGCGGCAATGCTCGCTAATCCGGCGGGTATTATTGCGGTTTCGGTCGTTGCACTTACGGCGGGAATCATCGGTTACTCTGAGGCAACGAAAGCGGCAAGGCTTGAAACACTGACACTGACGACAGCCTCGCAGGAACAGCAGGACAGGGTCGAACAGCTTAACAGCGACTATCAGACCGCCTGTGATACATACGGCGAAACCTCAGACCAGGCACGCGCTCTGAAATATGACCTTGACGAGGCAACTGCCGCTATTGAGCAGCAGTCATTTTCCGTCTCGGAACTGTATTCGGAGATAGATTCTCTGCATGACTCCACATCTGACCTGCTTTCCTCGTACCATGAGGGAACCAATTCAATTGCTGATCAGCAGGAGCAGGCACAAATACTGGCGGCAAAGCTGAAAGATATAGCTTCTTCATCAGAAACGGCGGCACATAAAGAAGCGCTTATGCAGCCGATTCTTGAAAAACTAAACGAGCTGTATCCCTCGCTCGACATTAATGTTGAGAACGTGACTAGCAAGCTTGATGGTCTTTCCGCTGCTATTGACAGGGCTGCTGGTTCGGATAGCATACAGGCAAAGTACAAAGCGGCACAAGATAATATTGCAGAACTGACTATCAAGCAGCAGCAACTGCAGGAGCAGGCTGAAAAAGCCGAGATTGCTTATAATCAGGCTTATTTCAGAGAAAAGAGTTTCGTTGAGAATACTCTTGATTACTCGTTTCTCGGAAACATCTTCGGAAAGAGGGACTATACACAGGATCTTAACAAGGCATCAGAAGAACGAAGCAAGGTTCTTTCTGATTTGGCAGAGGTCAACGCGGCTATTGCTGAGTGCGAAAGCGTCGGCATAGAATACAGCGATGTAATTTCCGGTGCTTCTGAGCAGATGGTTTCCGCATATGACGCGGTATCCATAGCGGTAAACGACGTCACCGACCAGACAACCGAGCTTTTGCAGGCTTACAACGACGCATATCAGGCGGCTTACGACAGTGTAAATGGCCAATACAACCTTTGGACAAATGCTGAGGAAACTCTGCCGACAAGCATTCAGACTATCAATGACGCGCTTTCTTCGCAGACAGAATACTGGGACAATTACAACTATAACCTTGAGTCGCTATCCAAGAGGACTGGCGACATTGAGGGCTTGGGAGATGTGATTGCCTCATTTGCGGACGGTTCTTCTGATTCGGTGAACGTCATCGCCGGCATGGCTGACGCGACCGATGAAGAACTGAAAACCATGGTCACGAACTTTGAGGAGCAGAAAAAGGCGCAGGAAGAGGTTTCGAAATCGCTTGCCGACTACAAGGTCGATATTGACGATACAATGGACGGTATCGTTGACAACATGGAAAAAGCCGTTGAGGATATGAAACTGAGCGACAAGGCAGAAGAAGCGGCAAAAGCTACGATACAGGCTTATGCTGACGCTATCCTTGCCGGGAAAGGCTCCG